ATACTGACAAGAAATTATTTTTCAAAAAAATCCGTATAAAAACGGATGAGATCGAACGAAACAACGCGCTCATCCGTTTTTTTTATAGGAAAGATCCCGATAAAATGTCCGATACCAAATGGGCGAGGGCTGCGGAGGAAATAAATTTTGTGCTTAATCATACGGGTCAATTACAAGAGCTTAAATAAATGTCAGACAAGAAACTCGAATACACGCTCTCCCTAAAGGATCTTTTTTCCAAAGGAATGAAGGGCGCCGTTGCCGAGACGGGTAAGTTGGACACTAAAATGTCCGCCATGTCGTCCCGGGGAGGTGGCTTTACGGGGAGTATTGTTTCGGCCAATTTAATGACCAACGCCATATCGATGGCGGGAAATGCGGTAAAAGATTTTGCCGTTAGTTCCGTACAATCATACATGAAAATGGAAATGTATGAGGCTCGCATGACGACCCTTTTACATGATCGCAAAGCCGCGTTAAATGCCATCAAAGGCATAACGGCCGATGCGGCCAAAACCCCTTTCGATTTAAATAGTTTGATCCAATCCAACTCCATGCTCATTGGAGCGGGAGAAAGTGCATCGGGCGCCCGTAAGGTTACGATGGATTTGGGCAACGCCATTGCCGCAACCGGCGGAGGTTCGGATGAACTTGCCCGCATGGCCGTAAACATGGGCCAAATACGATCTATCGGTAAGGCGTCGGCGATGGATGTGCGACAATTTATGTTTGCCAACATTCCCATTTATGAAATGCTCGCTAAGTCGATGGGCAAAACGACCAAGCAAGTTAAGGACATGGATATTTCGTACAAAGATCTCGCCAAGGCCTTGTCCGATGCGAGAAAAGAGGGCGGAATGTTCTACCAAGGTCTCGAAAATGCCAATAGGACGTTAACGGGTTCGGTTTCCAACTTAGGCGACGCATGGGATAGGCTCAAGACCACAATGGGCAGATCTCAGTCGGGCATATTAAAAAATACAGTCAATTGGGCCAATTCGATGTTGGACAACCTAAACAAAGGATTGGATGCTCAAAATAACCTTGAGGCTGCCTTTAAAGCGGGCGGAGCGACGCAATTTAAGGGCATAACGGCCAATCCAACGTCTTTCATCACGGCGATGGCAGAAAAGGACCAAATGGTCAAATACGCAGGCCTACAAATGGGCCTCCAAGACGAGGTATCGAAGGTTACGAACAAACTGCAGGGAAAACAATTAGAGGTTACGATGCGTAAAAGATTGGCCGAGGAAACGGCCAAATACCAAAGCGGGCAAATTGGAGGGGATGAATATTTAAAACGTCGAGCATTGTTGCGCGAAGGACTTTCCAACACCATGGGGGCTCAAAACGCACTAGCTTTACAGGCACAAAAGGACAAGGAAACCGGATCGTCGGCAAAAGCGGGCGGCGGAGCCTTGGGCTCGTCCGTTGACGTTTTCGGAGCTCGTCCGCAAAACATTACCATCAATATAAATAAATTGATTGAGCAATTTTCGATAAATACAACCAATATACAGGAGACCGCCCAAAAAATTAAAGAGAACGTTTCCAAAGCATTATTGGAGGCAGTAAACGACGTTAACCAAATGGCTAAATAACATGGCAATTGATCCAGGAAAATATCGCCCAGGCATCCCCGAAGAGATCAAAGGGTTTTTGAAACAATTTGGCAAATCTTACGGCCTTGGCCTCATTAAACCGAAATTGTTTTTACCAGATGCGAGAGCCATGGAGGACGAGCAAGGAATTTACCTCCTTGATGCCGATAAAACGTCGGTATTTGGGTTGCCTGTTTTTGATATTGTGCAATTTGATCCTGTAAGCTATACGGATGAGAATGGCGCTGAAATAAACATTGGCGCGCCTCTTACGCTCGACATTGCCATTATTGAAATTAACCAAGCGAAAAACATTGTAAAAACCGCCAGATCTGGTAAAAACGGGACGATAAAGGAGTACATGGGCTTGGGAGATTACAACATAAATATTAAAGGTTGGTTGGTTAATCCTATCGCCACGGCTAATCCCGACATACTTACAAGGGAATTTCAGGCCTATATGAAGGCCCCGACCGACCTAAAGATAAATAGTACCTTTTTATCTTATTTCGACATCTACAACGTTGTAATTGAGTCATACAGGGTAAGCCAGTTGACTAGCCAACGCAATGTGTTCGAATATGAAATAAATTGTTCAGACGAGAGCCCTTTTGAGATCAAATACAGCCAAGAGAGATCCATAGCAATGTTTTAACGCCATGAGTCTATTAAATTTTAAATGCGAGATCACCGTAACGAACAAAAAGCGCGAAACCGCCGTTATTGATTTTACGACCTCCTTTGATACTAACGAAAGTTATGAACATCTTACCGACACGTTAAAACTAACGTTTCCGCGCCGTCTCCTTATGAGGGGTCGGGAATTATTTACCGGCACGAACCCAATGTTTGAGCGCGGCGACGCTATTGAATTGAAGGCGGGATATTTTCCCAACATGCGGTCAATATTTAAAGGTTTTATTTCGAAAGTAGCGGCAACGCTCCCGGTTGAGTTGGAATGTGAGGACGAAATGTGGCAGTTCAAACAATATACCGTTACGTACCCCAAAAAGGTTACGAAAATCACATTGTCCAAGCGCGGAAAGCCGCTCAAGAGACCAAAGATCATATCGGGGCCGATAAAATTATCGGAGTTAATTGGCATTATCGTTACGGAAGATTTTGCCGAGCCTGTGTTAATCGATGGCGATATAAACTTAGGGCAATTCCGCGTTACCAACGCCACTCCCGCCCAGGTATTTGAAAAACTGCGATCCGAATACGGGCTATACTGTTATTTTGTCGATGAGGTTTTACATATTGGATTTGCCGCAAATGCGTCAACATCCAACGAGGAGACATTTATTTTGGAGGAGGTTGTATTCAATTACGACGATCTCGATTACCAAAAGGCCGACGATGTGCGTATGCGCGTAGTGGCCATATCGATGAACCCCAACAATACCAAAACACAAGTTGAGGTTGGCGATCCCGATGGCGAACAACGTACCATCCACAAATACGACATGAATGAGGCCGAGTTGAAACTCATGGCGACCAAATGGTTGGCCGAAACCAAATACAACGGTTTTACGGGTAAGATTTTGACATTAGGAGAGCCTTATTTGCGCCATGGTGATCGCATTAAACTCGTATCGGAGAAACTCCCGGAGCTAAATTCCGTATATTTGGTTAAGACGGTCGCGCGAAAATGCGGCCCAACATTAGGTTATAGACAAGAGTTTGAACTCGGAGCAAAAGTAGGCTAACAAATGAGCGAAAAGGGGAAATTAAAAGACGCAATAAAAAAGCTATCAGCATTGTCGGGGGAGCAATATTGTGTCGTTTGTACGGTCGACTCCGTTGACCTGGTTGAGAATACGTGCGAATTAACGCCGGTAAATGGCGACGCGGATTTACAGGCCGTCCGCCTTTTGTCCAACAACAACAAAGGGTTTTTGATAATCCCAAAAGTCGGATCCGTTGTGATCGCTTCGTTTCTTAACGATGCGGTAGCGTACGTTTCGATGTTTAGTGAGGTTGACGAGATCCAATTGAATGGAGCGGGCTTTTTGGGCATCGTTAAGGTAACGGAATTGGTACAAAAGCTCAACGCGCTTGAAGCTATAGCCAATCAATTGATCGTTGCAAAAAATCTCATCGCGTCGGCGGCGGTATCGAGTCCGGGAACACCCGTAACTAATGCGACGTTGGCGGCGTTCATAACGGGCATAACGGTAATGCCTGTAACGCCAACGGTAGTCAATAATTTACAAAATACAACTGTAAAACATGGCAACGGTACATAGCGTCATAACGCTCGAAATGTTTTGGATAAAGGAGTCGCCCAATATGTCGACCTGTTATTGTTGCGATGAGACAATTTACAGCCAAAATAATATCTTTGTATCGAGAGCGTGCAAAGGACCGATCCAAAAAACAGAAATAATACTTTGCGACTCATGTAAAACCTTATTAGATCAACAAAATGATATTTAAAGACATATTACTCAATGATGCGGGCGACATTGACGTTGCCGGAGGCGATTTTAAGGTCGACGAGTCCGACGAGCAACACATCCTCCTAATTATGAACACATACCCGGGCAATTGGAAAAAGTTTCCGACGTGCGGAGTGGGCATAAGGGACTATATTTTGTCTGCAGGGAAAGCCAATGAGCTTCGCAGATCTATAAACGTCCAAATGGATGCGGATGGGTACAAAAACGTAAAGGTTGTATTGTCGCCCAACCCTAATGGACATTTTGATTACAAAGTTGACGCAGCGAGACCATAACGATGGAAATTACAGTAAAACAAGGACAAACCGTATATGATGTTGCGTTGATCGCTTATGGCGATCCGTCGGCCATTTACGACCTTAGTAGGGAAAACCCTACCGTCAATATCTCGTCAACTGCAGACATCACCGGTTTAACGCTAAATTATACGCAAAGGACTAAAAGCCGTAAAGTTGAGGCCGTTAAGAACATCACCGTACCGCCTAAAGTTGTAACAATAAGCGACTCACAAAATTTATTCGACTTAGCTTTGCAATACTATGGCAAGCCTGAGAGTGTATATAAACTCTTGGCCGAAAATAGTACCATTGAGGGAATTTTGATCGATCAATTGGCGGGTAAAACGTTGACATATACCGAGAGTAAAGAATTTATCCCGGTTTACTTTGTCAAAAATCAACTCACCGTAGCGACCAAATATCCATCAATTTTTGAAACCCGCATAACGGAAGAGAGCGAATTGAGGATTACGGAAAACTTGGAAAAACGTAGGTTAGAGACATAAACGAATGGCAAAAAAAATATCCCAACTTTCGGCGGCAAGCGTTTTAAACAGTACCGACGAATTTGAAATAAACCAGGGCGGAACCTCTAAAAAAGTGTCCGCCGCTACTATGGGCGTCCTTTTCGGATTTGGTGTTTATACAGGCTCAAACGGAATCACATTAACGGGGTCAAATTTCACCCTCGACAATTCATATTTTACAGGTCAGGCAACCGTCGCGGCGGGCGTTGTTACATTGTCAAACGCTGCTGTTATAGCTAAAGTATTAACGGGCTATACTTCAGGCGCAGGCGTAGTTGCTGCCACAGACACAATATTACAGGCAATACAGAAACTTAACGGTAACATTGGCGCAATAGTTAGCGGGGTATCAAGCGTCAACTCATTAACAGGCGCAGTAGCATTAACAGGAACGGCAAACAGATTAACGGTTTCGGCTGCTAACGTGTTTGACATTTCGGCTACATACGTAGGTCAAACATCTATAACCACATTAGGAACTATTGGCACAGGAACATGGCAAGGATCGGTAATAACGGATACTTACATCTCTTCAGCTGCAACATGGAACGCTAAGCAAGCTGCTTTAGTTTCAGGAACAAACATTAAAACAGTTAACGGGTCTAGTTTGTTAGGTTCTGGTAACTTGGCGGTGGGTGATGCTTTAGTGGCTAATCCATTAAGTCAGTTCGCTGCCACTACCTCGGCACAATTAGCTGGGGTAATATCAGACGAAACGGGCTCAGGTGCTTTGGTCTTTGGAACTTCGCCAACGTTTACGACTCAGATTATCACGCCTGTTATTTATGGTTCATCTTCAAGTGGCGGGACATTATTAATTGATTCAACAAGTGATGCTACTAAGGGATTAATAACTTTTGGGGCTGTGTCAAGTTCAAGTTCATATTATTTCAATTGTACATCAGGAACAAACGGAGTTACTATTCGCCCATTAGTTGGGACGGCTTCTCAGGTTGGTTTATACTTATCTGTTACTACTGGTGGAGAAACATCAACAAATTACTTCGCTAATTATGACGGTAATTTAAATGTAAATGCACAAGCGGGAGCGGTTAATTTACAAACGGCTGGAACAACTAGGTTTTTTATAAATGCAAATAACTCAGTCGCTACATCATATTATCAATTCCAACCGGGGAATAGAACAACGTTAACAACAACAACAAATCCTTATGTTATAAGATTAGCTGCATCAACTCAAACTTGGGCGGCGGGAACTGTACCTTTATTTTACGCTTGTAATTTTGAAACTACAACCGTTGCTGCTGCAAGTGCTAGTACATTTACATTAGCTGCAAATGGTGTTTTTAATTATATTCAAGGCGGCACCAACTCCACCATCACAACCTCCGCAGCCATCTACGTTCCTACTTTGGCGTTGACTAATACGACTATGGCTTATGGCGTTTATTCGGTCGCTCCTAGCGGCGCAACAAATAATTT